GAACTTCTTGAATTATTAAAAATTACTGATGCTTTTGAAAAAAGAGCAAAACGCCGCAGATTATTCAATTTTATTCCTAATCCCAAACAGAAGGAATTTACAAAATTAAATAATAAAATTAGATTATTCTTTGGGGGAAATCAGGTTGGAAAAACCACTATTGGAACATTGGAGGTTATAGCTTTTTGTCTTGGTTTCAGACCTTGGTTAAAACCAACTGACAAGAATTATTATACTCCTTTTAAACCGCCCATTAGGGCAAGGGTATTTGGAGAGGATTTTACTAATCACGTTGGTAAAGTATTAGTTGAAAAATTAAGAGAGTGGTTGCCCGAAGAAGAAGTTATTGAAGTTAAAAAAAATCAGCAAGGAGTTCAAACATTTTGGAAACTTAAAAATGGTTCAACAATAGAATTTTTATCTTATGAGATGGATAGCGCTAAATTAGAGGGTTGGGTGGGACATATTGCTTATTTTGATGAACCGCCACCAAGAGACCATTTTATTGCCACCCAAAGAGGATTAGTTAAAAACAAAGGTTATTGTTGGCTTACGCTTACTCCATTGAAAGAACCCTGGTTGTATGATGAATTATGGCTTAAAAGGGGTGATAGAATTGGCGGAATTAAAGTTAATATCAGAGATAATGTAGGTTATGGTTTAACGGAAGAAGGGGTTAAAATGTTTGAAGAGGGATTAACCCAAGATGAAAAGGCGGCTCGTATTGATGGGGAGTTTACCTTTATGTCTGGGCTTATTTATAAAGAGTTTAAATCAGATTTTCATATTATCCCTCGTTTTGACCCAAAAGACCTTTCAATTTATGAAGCTATTGACCCACATCCACGAACACCGCACGCTGTTATGTGGCTTGGAGTTGACGCTAATGGTCGTAAATATGTTATAGATGAGATATTTAGCCATTGTGTTATAAATGAGTTAGCCGAACAAATTAAAATTAAGCGTGTAAAAGAACCAATATTTACTTTAATTGACCCGAGTGCCGTTATAAAAGACCCAGTTAATAATACTTCTATAATTGATAGATTATTAGAACTTGGTATTTATACCGAAAAAGGCTCAAAAGACCTTGTTAGCGGAATACAAAGAGTAAAAAAAGCACTTCAAATTAAAGAAGATAATTTTGGAAAATCAAGCGAATTATATATTTTTTCAAATTGTAAAAGAACTATTTGGGAAATACAGCATTATTGCTGGGATGATTATAGGCAGAAAGATAGGGGGGAAAAGAATAAACCAATAGATAAAGATGACCATTTTATGGAAAATCTCAGAAGAATACTCCTAAGAGAACCAGAATATGTAGAAGACGGGGAGAATGCTGAAGTTTATATCCCTAACTAAAAACTATGGAATACAAAGCAAGTCAAGTAGAGCTTGACGCAATGAAATTAGTAAAAGACGAAATCACAGCTTGGGCTGATGAAGAAGTTTTTATTACTGATAAAATATCTTTTGTTTTAAGAAATATAATTAAAAAAGCTCGTAAAAATTATTTTGGTATTTTTAATAAGCCAAAAGATGCTGCGACTAATCATAAAAAATTATTCTTTCCTTTAACGGAAAGTATGTGTAATGCTGTTCGTAATTTTATTGACCTTGACACAAAAGATATAAATCTAAAATCTAAAAAAATTGAAGGTTCAGATGGGGCAAGAATTTTACGCCACATCCTTTATTCTAAAATGATAGAGTGGAATTTTGGTGAAAAGTTAAATGAAATGTTAACTTATTTGCCGATAGACGGAGTTACATATTTTAAGACCTGGCGTAATGGCAAAAAAATAGAAATGTATGTTCCCGACGCTCTTAATATGTATCAAGACCCAGCCAAAAAAGCAGGAGAACTTCCCTTAATAGAAAGAATTATAATGTCAAAAGCTGAAATTCAAGATATGAAAGATGTTTGGGACAACGTAGACGCTATTAAATTTACAAAGAGTTTTGATACATTTGAAGATGGTGCTTCTAAAAGAAGCGGAGAACTTGACCACGTTGTTTTATATGAACGTTGGGGGGAAATGCCTAAATATCTTATTACAGGAAAAGAAAAAGACAAAAAGAAAATGATTAAAAATGGGCATATTATTATGACTGGAGCTGACCAAACGGCAGTATGTCTTTTGAGAGAAGAAAAAGAAAGTCCCTATGAAGCCGTTGGTTCAACGTTTGTTCCCAATAGATATTTAGGAAGAGGAACAGCAGAAAAATTATTTGATATTCAGGAATATTTAAACGAAATTCTTAATATTAGGCGTAATAAAGGGAAGATAAGTCAGAATTTATTTTGGCATATCAGGAAGGGTTCTGGAATTACCAGACAGATGGTTGCTGCATTAAGGGGTGGTGGTGCTATTATTAGTAAATCAAAAGATGACCTTACTAATATACCAGTAAATGATTTTAGTCCCTCAAGTCAGCAAGATGAGGCGTCTGCCTTGGCTTGGGCGAATAGAGTATCAAACTTCTCTCCACAAATTATGGGAGAACAATTGCCGTCTTCAACACCAGCAACCACAAGTTTAATTCAACAAAGAACTTCTGAAAATACATTTTCAATTGTGAAAGAAGATGTTGGTTTATTCCTAAAAAGAGTTTTTGAAAAACACTTAATTCCTCTTTTAATTGAAACGTTAAGCGACGGGGAAATTGTTAGAATTACTGGTGAACCAAAAGATTTAGAAAAATTAGATAAAATTTATATTGATAAAATTATAGATAAAGAGGTTGTAGAAATTTATAAAAAAACAGGACAAATGCCAGATGATGCTTTAATAGAACAATATAAACAANNNAAAATAAATAAACGCTTATTGAAAGATATGAAGGGGGCTATTGATGTTGATGTCTTTATTACCAATGAAGCATTTGATAAAAGCGTGGTTGTAAAACAGCTTAATGATTTATTACTCACTTATTCAAGAATACCTGGTGTCAATTTACCAGTTGAAGATATTATGAAATCTACCCTTGATATTATGGGGTTAAAAGATATTCATATTCAATCAGGGCAACCAACTGTTGTATCTCCCGAAATGGCACAACAAAGGGGCGTTAATAGACCAACTGCCACACCGCAAGAAATTGCCAATCAACAAAGCCCCACACAATTAGGGGAAATTGAAAAAGCATCTAAATTAAATATATAATTATGCCTTACAAAGATTTTACTAAAATTGAAAAAGGAAAAAAGAAATTTTGTATGACAAGTATTAAAACCAATAAAACTTATTGTTATGATAGTAAAACCAAAAGAGATGAAGGTAAAAGATTACACGAAGCATTTGCTCACGGCTTTAAGATGACTAAAAAATAAATATGAATAAAAAGCATATTTGCACGGAAATTAAACATATGGTCAAATCAGATGGTTGGAATTTTGCTATGGATAAATTAGAGAAAATCATAGCAGAAAATTCTAATATAATGTTGGTTGACCCGAAAGATTATGATGTAAATAAAAAAGCAATTGCTTTATTGAAAGAATGGTTAGCAGATGTTGTTGGTGAAATAGATTATGAAGAATATTATAAAGATGATGATATTGAATTATTTAGATATAATAATAAAGGTCGGCAAGTTAATTAACAAGTTAATTTTAAATTAAAGATGGAAGAAGAAAAAAATCAATCCCTCGATGAATCCGTCTCTTCCGAAGTGGAGCTTGCTTCAGAAGGAGGTGAAGAGAATGACGAAAACTCTTCTGAACAAGAGACCGCAGAAGGTAAAGACGATTTATTAGAGAAAATCAATGAAACCACTGGTCGTTCCTATAAAAATGTTGAAGATGCATTAAAAGGAATAAAAGAAACCTATAGTTTTGTTGGAAAAAAACAAGAAGTATCTGGAAAAAAACAAGAAGTATCTAAAGAAGAAGAAGAGCAATCCAAGAAATTGGAAGATATTGTCAAAGACAATACGGCTGAACTTCAAAAATTACGCTTCTTGAAAGCACATCCAGAAGCCGAAGCTGTTTATGCTACCGTTAAGGCGTTAGCAAAAGATAGTGAAAGTTCATTGGAAGATGCTTATAATAACTCTGATTTACCCGACTTACTTGATGCGAAAAAGTCTCTTGATGAAACTAAGGAAAAATCAACTATCGCAAAAAGTAAGGGAAGAACTGGTGTTTCCGACAAAGAGCTTTCTGATTTATCTCAAAAAGCAGATGGCAGCAACGATGTTCGCGCCGCCGAAGAGTTAGTTGGAAAAGCCCTCGGAATGTAAGGTTCTTTCTATAATGAGGACTTAATATGGCTACTGATAATATATTAAGAACTTATAGCGATGAAAGCCGTAAGGAAGACGTTCTTGGTTTAGTAGAAATTTTAACTCCTAAAGAGAATTGGTTTGTTAGAAATTTGCGTAAAGGTAAAGTTACTGATACAATTGTTTCTACATTAACTGATACTCTTGAAACAGCTGCCTCTGGTGCTGTTAACGAAACAGGAGATTATACTGCTGCTGCACTAACTACCCCGAGTAAACTTACTAATCTTGTTGAAATCGTGGCTAAACCATTTAAGGTTGCCCGAACACAAAACCAGATTGAAAAGTATACCAATGAAAATGAGTTACGCAGACAAACAACCAAGAAATTAGCAGAGTGGGGAAATTCAGCTGAATTTGATATTGTTCGTTCAACATTAGTTTCTGGTGCTTCTGGGACTACGCCCAAAATGTCAGGAATTATTCAAGCAACATCAAAATCAAGCAATCACACCACTCAATCTTCTGGAACAGTTTTCTCCGCTTCTATCCTCAAAGGTTTGATGAAGGCTAACTGGGATAATTCTAATGGCAATGTTGCTACTGATATTTTTATGGGTTCATTCCTTTCCGATGCAATGGATGATTTTACCAATAAGTCTTATACTGTTGTTAATGGAACTAATGAAAAAACAATCGTTAATTCTATTGACTTGTATGAAACTGGTTTAGGTAAAGTCAGAAAGCATACTCATAGATATATACAGCAAAGCGGTGATGCTACTGGAAGAATTTTAGCAGTTAACCCTCAATACTTAGAGTTAGGATACTTACAGAAACCATTTATTGACACTGGTTTAGCGCGTTCAGGTGATTATGACTTCCGAGCAATCGTTGGTAAGTTAACACTCCGTGTAAGAAATCAAGATGTCCATTGGTTTGCTGATGGTTACGACAAAGATTAAATAATCCTTAAATTACTCCTTTATGCTCTGTTTTCTCTCCTCAGGGCATAAGGGGGTTGGAGAGAAAATTTATATGGACAATATAAGAAAACAATTTATAGAAGATGTTGTTAAAAGATTTATAGTAACATACCCGCAAGAACACAATGAAGTTGTTAAGTGGGTTAAAGAAAAAAGAAAAAAAAATCTTAATAAGTTTGGTGCTGATAGTAAATTAGAGATTAGATTTGCTATGAAAATTCCAGCAAGATTATTTTTATTTCTTGATAGTTCTTTAAAAAATCCCGTAGATGGAACAAGGTTTTTAGATGACCCAGAAGAATATAATTGGTTCTGTAAAAAATTTTCATTTTATAGAATAGGTGATAAATTTTAAATTTATGAAAACATTAGGTCTCGCTATGATAGTAAATAACACTGACGAAGAAGCAAAATTATTAGACAGATGTCTTGCCTCTGTCGCTGAACACGTCAATAACGTTTACATTACTATTACTGGTGAAAATCAAATGTGTGAAGATGTTGCAAAAAAATATAATGCACATATTTCACACTTTAAATGGATTAACGACTTTTCAAAGGCAAGAAATTTTAATTTTAGTCAAGTTAAAGATGATTATATTGTTTGGTTTGATGCCGATGATATAATTGAAGGTGGTGAATATCTAAAAAAGGATATTCAAAAATTAGGAACTGACGCCTTGGTTCTTGATTATTGGTATGATTTTGATGAAAATGGTGAAAACATAGTTAAACATAAAAAAACAAGAATTATACCAAACGACAATACTTGGGAATGGCGTGGAAATATACACGAAGATTTATTTTGCAAAAGAGATACTGGTGCTATAGAAGATAAAAGAATAAAAGTATCACATATAACCTCAGGGGGTCGTTCTAAAAAAGCCGCTCAAAGAAATCTTGATATTGCTATTAACGGACAAAGGGAACATCCAGATGACCCTAAATATATATATGATATTGCTAATGCTAAAATAATGCTTGGGCAATTTAAAGAGGCAATAATAAATTTTGATAATTTTATAAAGAAATCTGGTTCAACAGAAGAAATTTATCTGGCGCGATTAAGGCAAGGTGAGTGTTTATATAATATAGGAAAATTAGATGAGGCATTAACTTGTTATTTATATGCCCTTGGCTTAAGACCCAAATATCCTGACGCTTACTTTGGTATGGCAAAAATTTATTTTGAAAAGAGAAAATTAGATTTTGCGGAGGATATGCTTTTAATGGGATTAAATAAACCAATTCCTGAATATAATATGATAGTTTGGAATCCAAGAGATTATGATTATAACCCCTTAATGCTTTTAGCAAAAACTTATTTTATGTCTGCCAAAATACATAAAGCATATCTTGTTCTTTTAAAAATGGAAAAAATGTTTCCGACAAATCTTAAAGTTCACGAATATCTAAAAGAAATAAAAGGAATAAAGGATAAACTTGATGCTGTTGATAAAGTAGTTAAAAAAATTAGTAAAACCAAACGAAAGAAAAAGATTAAAAAGATTATAGATACTTTACCAATTGAAATGCGTTCACATCCTAAAATATGTTATATTAGAAATATCAATTTTATAAAAGAAAAAAGTTCTGGTAAAGATTTAGTTTATTTTTGTGGACAATCAGCAGAAGCGTGGACACCAGAAACCGCTAAAACAAAGGGTATTGGCGGTTCAGAAGAACACGTTATAAATCTTACAAGAGAACTTGTTAAACTCGGTTGGAATGTAACGGTATATAATAATTGCGGGGTTAAAGAACAGGAATTTGATGGAGTAAAATATAAACCTTGGTGGGAATTTAATACCAGAGACAAACAAGATGTTTGTATTTTATGGAGAAGTCCAATGTTATGCGACCACGAAATAAATGCTGATAAAATTATAGTTGACTTACACGATTGTATTTCCCCTGAAGAATTTTTACCAAAAAGGGTTGCTAAAATTGATAAAATAGTTGTGAAAAGTAAATGGCAAAGAGGATTGTTTCCAAAAGTCCCCGATGATAAGTTTGTAGTATTAGATAATTGTTTTGACCTTAAAGAATATCTTGGTGAATGTAAAAATGACCCCAAAACAATGATTTATACTTCTTCGCCAGACAGGGGGTTAAATGCATTTCTTGATATTTATGAAGAAGTTAAAAAGGCAATACCAGATGTTAAGGCAATAGCCAGATATGGTTGGGGGGTATTTGATGTTCATTATTCAAATGAACCAGATAAATTAGAATGGAAACAAAAACTTGTTAATAGATTAAATGCTTTAGGATTAGATTTTTCAAGATTATCTCACGATGAAATAGCCGAGAAATATCAAGAAGCAGGTATATGGCTTTATCCAAGTGAGTTTGGAGAAATTCACTGTATCACCGCAATAAAGGCACAAGCGGCAGGAGCAATACCAATTACCACTAACTTTGCCGCATTAGATGAAACCGTTAAATATGGTTTTAAATGGCGTTCAAATAAAAATTATGATAATTGGTGTGCTAACGGAAAGTTTGATTTTAGTTTAGATAGTAAGAAACTTAAAAAACAGATGGCTGATAAGATTATTTATCTTATGAAACACCCAGAAAAACAAGATAAAATTAGAAAAGAAATGGTTGAGAATACATTAAATAGTTATAATGCTTTTGATATAGCAAAACAATGGGATAAAATTTTATGAAAGTAAGAATACTACAAAATAATAGATTTAGTGAGGGTTGGAAGGTTGGTGATATTGTTGAAATGGATAGGGAGGCAGCTAAAATTCCATTAAAAGAAGGTTCTATTGAGTTAGAAACTAAAATAACTCCTATATTTACTGGCAAATTACCAGAAACAGAAATGAATAACGATGAATTAACTTACAAATGTTCTGTTTGTGGAAAAACACATAAAATTGATAGCAAAATAGGGCAGAAACATTTAAGAGAAATAAATACTGACAAGAAATTAACATTAAAAGAAAATGCCACTAAAAACTTAAAAGATTTTAAGGAAATACTTGATAATTTGGGAATAGTTTTTTGGTTAGATGGTGGAACATTATTAGGTGCTTATAGGGATAAAGATTTTCCAGAGGGAGATGAAGATGATATTGATTTATGTTCTTGGATAGAATATAAATCAGAAGATATTATTAAAGAAGCAACCAAAAAAGGATTTACAATTCATCATATTTGGGAAACAGAATATTCTTTTGAAAGAAATGGTTCTAAAATAGATTTGTTTTTCAATATGAGAGAAAAAGATAATGCTTATACATATTTATATTTAGGAGAAAAGGCAAATAAAAAAATGGTTATTCCCTTACATTTTTTTGAATTATTAGACCAAATTAAATTTAAAGGTGAAATGTTTTGGAAGCCAAGAGAAATTGAAGAATATCTTAAATTAAAATATGGTAAATGGCAGATTAAAGTTTCCAGAAAGGATTATGATTGTTTTAATCCAGAACACAATAAGGTAGTGGTAGATTTATGATTAGTGTATTTATAAAAACATTTTTAAGAGATGAATATTTATATAAGTGTGTTAATTCTATCAGAAAAGTTTATCCAAAGTTTAAGATATTTATTGTAGATGACGGGCTTCAAGATAAAAAGAAAGATAAGTTCTATAAAAAATTAAGAAAAGAAGGACATAAGGTTTGGCTATTTCCATTTGATTGTGGACTGCCCATTGGTAGAAACTTTGTGGCAAATCAAATTAAAAGTAAATATCTTTTAATCAGTGATGATGATTTTTTCTTTACTAAAATATCTGGCATTGAGAAAATGGCAAAGATACTGGATAGCAATCCCAATATAGGATTAGTTGGCGGTAGGGTAAAAGAAAATGGAGAAATTAAAAATTATCAGGGTTATATAAAAAGGCAGAAAGACGGATTTATTTATACTAAACTTGAATTAAAAAATTATAAAAAAAGTAAAGGAGTTCGTTATAAATTATGTGATATAACATTTAATTACGCACTAATTAGAAAAGAAGTATTTAAAAAGGTTTTATGGGATACCAATATAAAAGTGGCTTACGAGCATTCAGATTTCTTTTTAAAAGTTAAAGATGCTGGTTGGGATATAGCGTTTACACCAGATTGTGTTGTAATTCATAAACCCAAATTAAAAAAAGAAGTTCATACTCAATATAATTTATATAGGAATAGAAAAAATGATAGAGATTACTTTTTTAAAAAATGGAAAATAAAATGGACTATTGATATGAACGGATATAAAGATATTTATGAAAATTGATTTAGGTTCGGGTAGGGCACATTTTAAAGATTATAAAACCATTGATAATGACGATGCCGTTGGTGCTGATTATCGTATAGACATTTTAAGATTGCCATTTGAAAATAACTCAATAGAAGAGGTTCGGGCTCATCACATTTTAGAACACATTGAAACAAAAAACAAAGTTAGAATAATGGCAGAGATTTATAGAGTATTAAGGCGGGGTGGAATATTAGATATAGAAGTTCCCCTGTTTCCGCATCCAGCAAGTATTCAAGACCCAACACATTTAAGTTTTTGGTGTAAAGAAAGCTTCTGGTATTTTATAAAAGGTAATAAATTTGGAGAAGCATTTGCTAAAAGATATTCACAATGTAAAGTTCCTTTATTTGAATTTGTATCTGATTATCAAAGGGGTGATTGGGCTTATGGAATTAAATTAAAAAAATGATTTCAATTGTAACGATAAATTTTCACTCTGAAGGCTGGAGGAAGATTCAGGAAGAAATGATTAAAAAATATACCACAATTCCTTATAAGTTAATTGTGATAGATAATACCGAAAAGAATAGAGGACACGGGGCTGGACTTGACATAGGAATTAAACAGGCAAAAACTAAATATGTTATTTTATTAGATATAGACGCATTTCCACATAAAAGGGGTTGGGCTAAAGAGCTTATAGATTTATATGAGAAATCTGATGTAAAAATTATTGCTGGTGAGGGTGGAAAATTAAAACCCATTAGACCCTGTATATTATTTGGAGAGACCGATTATCTAAAAACCATTAGTTTTGAACCAGTATTTATTAAAGATAGAGTTTCGTTAGATGTTGGAATATTTGTTTATTTTAAAACACTTCATTCTGGTTATAAAGTTTTAACATTGCCAGTTGGTAAAAAGTATTATCCAAATACTTGGTGTGATACATATTATTTAAACAATCAACCAATTGTTTCTCATCATTGGTATGGAACAAGATTTGAAGCAAGTAAGCATTTAAAAATAGATAATAGAAATAGGGAAGATTATTTTAAAAGTAAAAAGCTTTTATTTAAACTTATAAATGAAGATAGCGGTATTAACAATAGCATATAATGAAGAAGAATATATCAGGGCTTGTATTCGTCAATTTAAACCATTACATCATTTAGTTTTAGTGTCAACTCGTAATTGGAAAGGGGTTGAATTACACAATAAAACTGCCATAATAGCAAGACAAGAGGGGGCAGAAGTTATTGAAGCATACTGGGACAATGAAACCAATCAAAGAAATTATGGTCTGGCTCGCTTATATGATTATGATTATGTTTTAATAGTTGATGCTGATGAGTTTTATACGCCAGATGATATTCAAAAAATTAAAGATACTCTTGGCGATGAAAAATGCTATCGTTGCCCCAATACAATTTACAATTACTTATTGGAAAGATAAACAACATAGGTTTGAACCAGCTAATTCTCACGAACCAATTATAGCAGTAAAACCAAAAGAGATATTATTTTTTGAACACAGAATAGTTAAAAGTAAAAATGATACAAATTATTTATCCTACCAACCAATTATAGATGTTAAGCTTCATCATTTTAGTTGGGCTAAAAGTGATAAGAAAATTAAAGAAAAAATAGAAAGCTTTTCACATAGAAATGAGATTAAAAAAGGTTGGTATGAAAATACCTGGCTTAAATGGACAGAAGATATGATAG